AAGAGTTCTCACAGCGTTATGCTGTAGCTGAAGGGTTCATTCAAGATGCTCAGGCTCGACTACAGGACACTAAGAACCGTCAGAACAGTCTCTACACTGATGACCTCAGTATTCAGAACTGGTTTGAAGGTGCTCAGCGTAGGCTCGTAACCGAGGCTCAGTTCTTGTACACAGCAGCCTTGGACAAAGGTATCGCTAAAGAGTGTGCTCGTGTGCTGCTCCCTGAAGGCTTAACAGTCTCCAAGATGTACATGAATGGTACTCTGCGTAGCTGGTTACATTACATTGACATCCGTTGTGATTCTGCAACACAGAAGGAGCATCGTGACGTAGCTGACCAATGTCGTGATATTATCTTTGCTGAGTTCCCCTCAATCAAAGGTGTATTGAATGGCTAAGCTAGTAGTCCACTATAAACCCCCTATGTTCATCCCAGATTGGACTAAAGGCTACAAGGTGTACGTGGTAGATCATCCTCGACTAGGGTGTAGAATGATAGAAACCTCGCCAGTGATTAAAGACTACGGTAACGGAATCTTTGAGACACAGTGGGTTGTCTATCACCCTCAAGATGGAGACTTCAATGACACTTAATCCGCTAACGCTCGACCAATACTTTCATTTAATTGTTAATAAACAACAGAAGGAAACAACCATGTTTGAAAAGACTAAAATGTTCTTCAATGAACAGATTGAGAAGATCAACTCACTGCTGACTAAGCCTACTACCTTTGTAGAGCATGACCCTATGCTGTATGAAGAGGGTTATTGGGCTTTTGAGATGTACACGCCTGAGTGGGTAGATGAGCATGGTGATACGGTAAAGCCTGTACATACAGTGCTTGTTGAGCCACATGAAGGTACTTGGATGGAGGTTTTAGATCAGATCTTAGATGCTATGGAAGCTCACTACGGCTACAACATCAAAGAGCAGGTGTATTACTCAGTTGTCTTCCCTCACAACATTGAAGGTGAAGCAGGCTATGGTCGAAGCTTGAATGATGAAGTCTTGCAGAAGATCTTGTTGGCTTACCCTGAAGTCTATAAGGTCAATGTATCATCCTTTAAATGGAAGCCTCTGTAATGAAACTAACAAACGAACAACTTGTTGCTTTCACTACTTTTGGCTTATTGTTGATGAGTGAACCAGAAGCCCTACTTCACAATATGTCAAGAAAAGAGTTAAAAGAGTTTGCAGGTGAGCTAGAGAAACATCTGAGTCCTTTAGTAAGTGAAGAAATGGACATGGTTGAACCTGTTATTTCAATCTTGAAAGACGCTGTTAAACAAGCAAAAGGAGATATATGAGAATCCTTGCAATTCCAGATACACAATGCAAGCCTGAGGCAGCTCAGGAGCATCTAACATGGGCAGGGAAAGCAATCTGTGAGTACCGTCCTGATGTGGTGGTTCACCTTGGAGATCACTGGGACTTCCCTAGTCTCTCCAGCCACGACAAAGCAGGTAGCAAGTACTTTGAAGGTAAGCGCTACCTAGCTGACGTAGAAGCTGGTAACAAGGGCATGGAAGTGCTCCTAGAGCCTCTTAAAAGCCTACAGGAGACTCAGAAGAAAGCCAAGCACAAGCCTTACAAGCCTCGTATGGTCTTCTTGAAGGGTAACCATGAGAATCGACTCACAAGGGCTGTTAACAACAATCCTATGCTTGAAGGTCTATTGACCTATGATGACCTTGACTTGAAAGATTGGGAAGTACATGAGTTCTTACACCCTGTTTTCATCAATGGCGTTGGGTTTAGTCATTACTGGCCTGTGGGAGCTATGGGACGCCCCGCTGCTTCTCCTGCTGCTATTATTAGTAAGTTGCATATGTCATGTGTGGCTGGTCACCAACAAGGAAAGCAGATCGCCTATGGAAAACGTGCTGATGGAAAGCCTATCTGTGCTATCGTTGCTGGTAGCTACTATCTTCACGATGAGGACTATATGGATCAGTTAAGTAACCGTCACTGGCGAGGCTTACTGGTCATGAATGAGGTAGAGGATGGACACTTTGACGAGATGTTCTTATCAATCGAATACTTACAAAGGAAATACAGTGAACAGTAAACCAACAATTAAGGAAGTTGAGGAATACATGGCTTCTTTGAACATCCCGATGGAAGAGCGCTTCAATGGCACAGCAGCCTACGATGTAATTAGTAAACCAAAGCATTATATGCTCTTTGATGAAACATACATTAAGAACTGTGCCACGTTTGAACGAGGTATTGAAGTACGTGATGTGCTTGAGAAGCTTTGTGATAAGCTTCAAAATACACTACCTTATCCGGGTAACTCTTCTCTTTTTGAGTCAGATTATGTACAACTTATGCAGTACTTAATGCGATTCATGGACAAAAATGGTGTGGAAGACCTCAAAAAGGCTCGCTGGTATCTTGACAAGATGATTGAATCGTACTAAAATTCCTGCCCTTCACGAATAACACAAGAAAGAAACTAGATGACAACAATGACACCCTACCAGACTTACATTGCCAAGAGCCGCTATAGCCGCTATTTGGATGATAAAGGTCGCCGTGAGCACTGGAGCGAGACAACAGCTCGTTACTTTGACTTCATGGAAGGTCACCTACGTGACAACCACGACTATACCTTGACACCTGAGATGCGTAGCCGTCTTGAAGGCGCTGTGTTGAACTTGGACGTTATGCCTTCTATGCGCTCAATCATGACCTCAGGTGATGCTTTAGCTCGTCAGAACGTAGCTGGTTATAACTGTTCATATCTCCCCATTGATGATCCTAAGGCCTTCGATGAGGCTATGTACATTCTCCTGTGTGGTACAGGTGTAGGTTTCTCTGTGGAGCAGAAGTATGTCAACCGTTTACCTGAAATCCCTGAAAAGCTTTATGAGTCTAATACTGTGGTTCACGTTAAAGACTCCAAAGAAGGATGGGCTAAGGCGCTACGACAAGTGCTCGCTCTCCTCTGGGCAGGAGAAATTCCCAAGTGGGATGTCTCTAATGTACGTCCAGCGGGTACGCGTCTCAAAACATTTGGTGGTCGAGCATCAGGTCCTGAACCCTTGGTTGAACTCTTCAAATATGTGGTGGTCAAGTTCAAAGGTGCTCAAGGTCGGAAGCTCTTCTCCATTGAAGCGCACGATATTCTTTGTAAGATCGGGGAAGTGGTCGTTGTCGGGGGAGTTCGTCGCTCTGCGATGATTAGCTTGTCTGACTTGGGCGATGATCGTATGGCTAAGGCTAAGGCAGGTGCTTGGTGGGACGGTAACGGTCAACGAGCCTTGGCTAACAACTCAGCAGTGTATGATGTCAAGCCTGACGTAGGTCAGTTTATGCGTGAATGGAGCAACATTTATGAAAGTCACTCAGGTGAGCGTGGAATTTTTAACCGATATGCTTCTGAGATTCAAGCGTCTAAGAATGGTCGCCGTGTACTCGGTAAAGAATGGGGTACTAACCCTTGTTCTGAAATTATTCTCCGCCCTTACCAATTCTGCAATCTCAGCTCAGTTATTGTTCGTGCGGGGGATACATTGGAGTCTCTTAAAGAAAAAGTCGCTGTTGCGACAATCTTGGGAACCTTCCAATCGACCTTGACCAACTTCCCGTACCTGCGTAAGGTGTGGCAGACTAACACTGAAGAAGAGCGTTTGTTGGGTGTCTCCATGACAGGTATCCTAGACAATACCTTGTTGAATGACGCTTACGATAAAGAACTACCAGCACGACTTGAGGAGTTGAAGAATGTCGCTGTGGATACTAATAAGCATCTTGCTGCTGAACTTGGCATCAATCCTTCTGCTGCGATCACGTGTGTCAAGCCTGAGGGAACTGTTAGTCAACTCACTGGTACTGCTAGCGGCATTCATCCTCAACACAGTGCTTATTTCATTCGTCGTGTACGCTCTGATGCCAAAGATCCGCTTACTAATTTCTTGAAGGAGTCTGGTTTCCCTTGGGAGCCTTGTGTCATGAAGCCTGAGTCCACTGTGATCTTTAGCTTCCCGATGAAGACTCCTGAAGGTGCTCGTTTGCGTGAAGACTTGTCAGCTTTGGAACACTTGGATCTGTGGTTGACATTCCAACGCCATTGGTGTGAGCATAAGCCTTCAGTGACCATCTCAGTGAATGAGAATGAGTGGCCTAAGGTTGGTGCTTGGACATGGGAGAACTTCGATGAGATTACTGGTGTATCGTATCTACCCATGGATGGTGGCACTTATCGTCAGGCTCCCTATGAGTCTATCAACGAGGAAACGTATGTTGCAATGCTTATGGAGATGCCTACCTCGATTGACTGGGAAACGATGAAGGAAGTCACTGACAACGTAGAAGGTGCTCAAATGCTTTCTTGTACGGCTGCTGGTGGTTGCGAGATCTAATCCATGAAAACCATCGTATACACAAAAGATAACTGTCCAGCGTGTGTGCAACTGAAGACAAAGTTGGCCTCGGAAGGGGTTGACTTTGTTGAGGTTCACTTAGGCAAGGATATGACCATCGAAGACTTCAAAGCGAAGTTCCCTACTGTTCGTTCAGTACCACACATGATCTACTCAAAGGATGAAACATGGTGATTGATTTCAACTGGTCAGGAGGTCTTGTACTAGGTCTTGTCCACACGGATGAGGCTATAGTGGAGACTGATGAAGATAACTTTGAGTTCTGTCAAGCTATCATCATCCACTTAGGATTCTTTAACATAGCAATCCTATTCTTCTAGTAACGAAAAAGCCCACTCATAAGGTGGGCTTCTTTGTATCTAAGCTACCGAGGATTCCTCGGCTACTCATTAGGCTTTACGGCTTACGCCTTGTGATATTGTTCTTCAGTCAAGATACCAATTTTATACTTGTTCTCAGGACGGAAGATAGTCAACTCTTGTTGTCTCATCTCAGGTGCGAAGCTGATGTGCATCCAACGACCAAACTCATGGATCATCTGATCGAACTTGATACCTGCCTTCTGTACTTCTTGGCACAGTTGGAGAGGAGTCAGTTTAGAGCTAGATACGTCGATAGCCCAACCATCCATGTGAGAGGACACCTTAGAGCCTCCAACAGCCACGTTAACGGCTGGTAGACGCAACCAAGAGTTGATCTTCAGAGGACCTGTAACAGCTCGAAGTTGCTCAAGTTTCTGAGCAGCTACTTTCATATTCTCCAACTGAAGAGATGAAGGTTGATTGTCAATGCCTTGACGCACAGCAGTTTCGCTGTAAGTAGCTTCTTCAAGTGTAAAATGCTCACTGAGGTTCATCTTCATTCCCCTTGATGTTAATACCTGTAATCAGACCGATAAAGCCACCAACGATAGTTTGGAAGGCAGGGCCGATAATAGAGAAGATAGCTCCATCATCCACCGCAGGGTCTAGGAGGGCAATAATAAACATAAACATCATCACAACAACTACTGCCACTAAGGACAGCGCTGAGGTGATTACCACCGTATCTTTTAGCTTCATTTCTTAACCTTATCAGCTAGTTTTTCCATTGTTCGACCACCAAAGTAGAAGGACATAACCAACATACCCCACTGGCCCAACAGCTCCACATAAGCCCCACGAGTCTCATAGTTGAAGATTGATGCAATAGCGAAGCCACTGTAAGCAACCAACAAGAAGATGAGAACCATAGGACGGATGTTCTTAGACAACCAAGAATCAGAGGCCATATCAGCCTTGTGACGATCCGTTAGGTTAGTTTGTTCAATCTCATACTCTTTACAA